AAATTTAAAAAAGATCCTTCAACAAGTATACCCGTAAAACCTGGAGAATACATACATATATAGTTGTCACCTGTTGATTTAGTTACATTATTGATAGTAGTACCATTAGGAAGAGTAACACTACCGGTTTTATCCACAGTAGATAACCTTTGATCTGTAGATGAATTTGTTAAGAAAACAACAATAACGTCTTTAGATGCGTCTACGGCATGTCCAACAACTTCTAATCCAACTACTGTAGAAGGTATGCCAAATTCTGTAAGCTCAAAGTTACCTAACACAGTTTGAAGCGTACCTACATCATCTGATTCTGAATTACCAACTTGAATGTTTGTTGCGCTTCTATAAGTACCGTTAGGAATTAAACGATCATCTAAGTCTCGGTTCATTTTAGAACCTTGAAAAGTGTTTTTAATCTCTGCCATATTTAATGTTTAATCCACTTGCTTCTGTTTCTAAATACTTGTGATATTTCCTCTATCTTAATATTGCTTAATCTTATTTTAGCGTTTCTTAATGCTGCTCTTTTATCTAGCTTAAATCTATTTACTATATATTCAGGAACTCTAGACCTCGATGAAAGTATAGCATGAGCTATAGACATATACATTGCTTGCTCAGCTAGTTTTGGAACTCTCATGTCTTCAGTTATTGCAAGTCCGTCCGATACGTATTCAACTAAAATTAATTTATTAACTAATCCAGAAGAAAAACTAAAACAACCTTCTCTGTCATTTATAGTAAACTTGCCATTAACTTGAGCTTCTTCAGGTAGTAAACCAATTCTAGCACCTAAAGCTCTAGAATCTTTTGAGTATCTATAATCATCAGGAGAAGTTCTAGTAATATCTATATCGGTTTCAGAATACCTTTTTTCAATTACAGAACTTAGTTGAAGATTTTTACTAAAATCATCTTGAACAGCTTCTCCATCACTGTCTTGCGTATACATTTCAGATGGGTTACTAGTAATTCTTGTAGGGTAAATAACGTGTTTAGCTCCAACTTCATCTATCCAAGACACTTTAACGTAGTTTACATAGTCTTTTGGAAAAGGAACTTTTAAACTAGCAGGAATACTTAGTTCTTGAGCTTTTATAACCTTAAGAGTATCGTAACTAAATTCTTGCATTGATCTTCTAGCGTGAAAAACTATATCAGATCTCTTGCAAGAAGCTATTAACTTGTCAGCACCTACATAAGCTACTATAAAGTTATTTATAATATCATCTAACTTTATATATTGATATTCCCCATAATTATAAGCTTTAGCAGAAGACTTTAATTGAACATAATAATCTCCAGTTGGTATTACACTACTTGATAATACAGTAGTTCCATCTTCATATATTAAACCTGAATGAAATATTGTAATAATATTATTTGCTACACTTAAGTTATTTTCTTTTAATTTTTTATAAGCATTATTACCTGTTCTAAAATAAACTTCAAAGTTGCTAGCAGAGCCTATTTGAATAGCGCTAGAGTTGAAAGCTGAAACTAAGTCTGTATTAAATGTAGTTACTGGAAGGGCTTTACCAGAACCTGACCCAGCAGCTTCACTATTAAAGTATTGCTGGCCAGTGTAATACTGTCCGTCGTTTTCGTTTAGTAAGAAGTTAGTGGCCATATTTTATGATTTTTCTAATTGTTTGTCTTTAGCTAGTTCAGAAGACATAGTTTGAAGCACTACAGGATCTTTTACTATAACCCCAGCATATAGTAATATTCTTTTTATTACTTCTGTTTTTTCAGCTATATGAAGATCAAAGTTTTTAGCACCTGTGCTAGGTGTTACTGTAGTTCCAGTTGTAGTACCAGCAAATATATAACCACTAGTATCTTCATCAACTGTGTAAGCCCACGTTGGATCATCAACGTTGTCTGTGCCTCCTCCGGGTTTTCTTAAATATTGAACTTTAATAGAATCTGATGCGATTGTGGTAGGATATACTAGTATCTTAGTGTGTGTATCTCTAGTGTTGTCTTCCTGTAAGAAAACAGGATATGATAAAGATGGTGCTGTTAGTTTTGAATTAATTATATTGTAGAACTCTCTTCTTCCTAGTTTTTGTAGTTCTACTTCTTGACTCCCACTTGTGTAAGTAACAGAGCCTAGCCTATATAAGTCTGTGGGTACTGTAAATATACCACTTGAACCAGATACGGTTCCTTCCTTTTTAAACTGTGCTATCTTCTCATCCATGTATTCTGCTCTATCAGAATAATCAAAGTCAGTTTGAGGCTGTCTTAAATATTGATTAATGTCGTTAAAGTAATTTTCAAATATTTCATTTTGAACTTGTGCACCTATTTTATTAAATTCAGCAGGGGTTATATATCCTCTTTGCTCTTTATTTAAAATAAGTAATACAGTTTTGTATACATCATCAACATTTATCATCTTAAATATTTTAAAAAGAGGCTACAATAGTAACCTCTTATAATTATAATCACTTGTTATTTTAACTTTTTAGTGATAGTTTTGTAAACTTCTACACCTTCATCTGTCTTAAACCACGCAGCCATTGCTGAGTATGGGTTTTCTTCAAAAGGTATTGTCATTAATTTTCTACCGTTAGAACCCCAATTAAAAGTTCTTTGATCTTGAGATATAACTATTATTCCATTTTCTTGGGCTTTTATAGCTACGTTTCTTAAGTCAACGTTTTCATCTTCTAACAACTCTAAGAACATAAAAGGGTTTTTCTTAGCCATTAATAGTAAGTCTCTTTTTATCTCTTTAGAGCTCATTCTACTAACTTCAGATCCAATTTCTACTCTCAACATAGCCTCTGCTTTATCTATTTCTACAGATCTAGCAGCTACTTAAGCATCTATTTCTGCATTTATATAATCTACGTCTTCAGCAGCTTCTTCTGCTTTGTTTTGTTCAGAATATGTTTTGTTAAGACCAGGGTGATATAAACTTAGTAGCTTTTGTAATGCAACTTTTTCTTTTGGAACCATCAATAGGCCATCTTCAAAAAGTATTTGCTCTAATCTAGCTGTTCCTTTTTGCTCATCCATAAATGGAGAAGGCATATTTACAGCGTATCTCAGCTCTCTTTGTTCGCCTCTTTCCTCGTCAAACCATAACATGTTTTTACTTGGTAATCTAAACGACAATGGAGTGTAACTCGTGTTTAACATATAGAGCCTATCTTTAATCTCCCAAGTATTTTTTTTAATTTCTTTTGCTACAGATTTAACTGGAGCCTTTTTTTCTTTTGTTTCCATAATATAATATAATATAATAATTAAAAATAAAGGTGGCCTTTCGACCACCTTTTAATTAGGATTATGATCCTGCTTTTAACAATACAAAGTTATTTGCACCTTGCACAACTAAACATCTTTCTGATAAGAAGTGAACTTCCATGTTATCAGTAGAAGTAGTAGCTGCTCCACCAACAGATCCTAAGACCCATGATTTCATTCTACGATCTTCAGTCTCAGAAGCTCTATATCTTACGTGTAAGAAAGGACGTCTGATGTTAGATCCTAATGACTGATCATAAACAGTCGAAGTTCCAGCAGGAACCACAACACCATCTAAATCACTCATCATACCTCTTGTAGTAGCATCATTTAAGTATCTCCAATCAGTTTTGTAGAAGTCATAAGAACCTCTTCTAAAACCTGAAAAACCTAAGTTAAGAGCCATATTCTCATCGTTATCAAATAAACCATAAGAAGTACCACCTGAACCATAAGAGTTAAGACCAGCTAATAGATCATCAATCTCTAAAGTTTTAGCTCTATTTAAGAAAAGCATATTTTCTTCAATAGCTCCTTGCTTATCAAGAGTTGAAAGTATAGAATCAAAATCATCTAAATCTAACTTTTCATTCGCAGATCCTTGGAACACGTGACCACCTTTTTCAATTTGATCAAGCATACCTGATGTGCCTTTTAAACCAGCAGCATTTGTTCCAGGTACAGCTTCAACCATAGTCATTTCTAAGTAATCTTCAAATCTAAGTCTTGTTTCAGACTCAGCTTTTAGATACCATAAATAACCAGATGTTCCGTCTTCAGTAGCAACTTCAACCCAACCAATCTGTGCAGCATCAGAACCATTAACTTCGTAATAGTCTTTAATGATTACAGGATTGTTTGTTTTAGTAGCAAATTCAGGCTGTAAAGCTTCTGTTCTACCAGCTGAACCTTTTGCATATTCAGAACCAAAAACAAACAAGTTAACAGCATTTCCAGCAGCTAAGCTAGCATTAGATAATGCAGCATAGTTGTAAGGATCAACTGTGATAGTTGTTACTAAGTTACTAGAAGATGTAGCTCCAGTAACTGTAGAATTAGCTGTAACAATAGCTACAACTCTCTTGTCTGAATCAGTCTTTAGTATAGTTAATAAGTCACCAACTCTAATAGCGCAATTCTCAGCACCAGAGTGAATCTCTATTTTATTAGCCGTGTGACCATCAGATGCTTTTAACTTAGCTCCAGCGCCAGCTGCGAAAGCTTTGTACCCGATGTGTAGTCTATTTTGTTCAGACCAAATTACTTGATCCGATGTCATTGGCATCTCTGCGCCAACCATTCTTAAGAACCCGTTTAAAGTTCTGTTTCCGTATCGCTCTACTTCCTCTTCGTATAACTCAGGTAAGTATTGCTTTGACCAACCCTCTCCATTAGCTTGAAAGTCCAAATAATTACCATTGGTAAGATTTTGTGCTTTCTCAGGCATAATAGCGGTAGAGTCGTGTGTGCTTGAAAATGTATAAGCCATGTCTCTATTTTTTTATTAATTGTTATCGTTTTATTTTTAATCTAGAACTAGTTACACCTCCGACTGCTCTTACTTTTAAGCCTCCAATATCCATTGTAGAAGCACTATTTCTAGGCTCAGATGATATATTTTTAGACTTAGCCATAACGTTTTTTACAGAGTCAGCTTTACCTTGTTCATAAAAATGCTTAGCAATTGCATCAGCATTTTCTCCTGCAAAAATAGCTTTATGATAACCATTGAAATCTTTAACATTACCTTCACCGTCCAGAAACTTCTGAACAAAATTAGTTAAATTCGATTGTTTATCAGCAACATCGTCAGCGTTGTTAACGCCATATCTAAACTGTTTCTCACCTAAGTTAAATTCAAAACCTTTGAAATTATTAAAGTAATCTTTGGTTTGTGACTTAAACGTATCGTGTTGTTGTTCAGCTTTTTCTTGCTCTTTGTTGTATCTGTTGAAAAACTCAGTAGCTTTTTGTTGGTCTTGAGTTACGCCGGGTCTCAACTTGATTTCGTCGTAGTATTTACTCTTTGTTTCCTCTAAAAAGCTTTTAGCTTTTGCAACTTCTTCTTTGTACTCTAGTTTTTTCTTTTTAATCTCTCTATCTTCAGCAGTGTCCTTGTCATAAGAAAACTTATCCTCTAATAAAAAGCTTATTTCTTCAGAGTCCAAATGCGGTTTAGTAGTTTTATAATACTCTAGTAATAGAGCATCACTATCTACGTTAGAATAATCTCTATTTAATCTAACATAATCTTCTACTGTTCCACCTGTTTCTTTCATAAAATCAACTAACTTTTCTACGTTTTCAGGTAAGTTAGCTTTAGCTACTTCAGGTTCAGGTGTTTTAATCTCTTCTTTTTGTTTTTCTTCTTGCTCTGTTATTTCCATTATAGGAGAGTCTGGCGTTTTTTCTACTTGCTCTACTACAGGTTTTTCTTCAGCAACAGGTTCTTCTTTTATAACTTCCTCTATTTTAGCTTCTTCAACTTGTTCTTTTGTTTTAGCTTTTACTATTGTTGCTTTTTCTTGAGAAAGTTTTTTAGGGGTTTTTTTAATTTTAAAAGAACCTTCTTCTTTTGTTTTTTCTTCTGACATAATATAATATAATAATTAATAATTGCTACCCCATTAATTGGCTAAGGTTTAAACCTTGGTCCGCTTGTGGTGTAGGCATAGCATTTTCAGGTGCTATTTTTTCTTGCTGGGTTTGTCTTTGTTCTTGACCCTGCATTGAAACTCTTTTATCTTTACGATCTTCCCTTGACGAATCTGAATCAGTTCTTGCTTTAGCTTTAAGCTCTTCTAATTGCATGTCATACTCAAACTGAGACTGCATTAGTTGTTGTTTTACTTGTGCTTCTTGTTGAAGTTTTTGTATTTCAAATTGAGACTTAGCTTGTTCAAGTTGTATTTTTTGCTCATTAAGAACTTGTTGCTTTTGTGTTTCAGCTAAAGAAGTTTGCTCTGCTGCTTGCGCTTGAGCTTGTGACTGAGCCTGCATATTTTGTTGTTGCATAGCTTGCTCTTTAGCCATTTTTTCTTCACGCTTCTTTTTTAACATTCTATTAGCTAGCTTTAAGTTTTTAACTTCTCTAAGCTCTATAGCATCTTCTAAATATATTTGCCCGCCTTGTAGTGCTACTTGTATATTTTGCTCTAATAATTGATTTTCTGCTTCGTCAGGTTCTAGATTTAAAGATATTCCAAAATCTAATAGGCTACTGTTTTCCAACTCTTTTAATGTTTTAGAGTTATATAAAGAAACACTTTGTATTAAAGCTTGATAAGTTGTAGGAAAAGCTATTGCATCTGCTATTCTCATGCTTATATTCTCACAAGTTCTTAGTGTAACATACAAGCTAGATTGTAATATGTGTCTAGTTGCTACGTTAGAATTTGCTGCAGCAAGTTTTTGTAAACCTACTAAAGCATACTTATCTGGATTACTACCATCTCTAGCTTCGTTAAGCCCGGTAACGTCTCTTATCATTTGTAAGTAATATTGATAAGTTTGTATAAGTCCTTGTATTTTACCCATACCATTATTAGTATTTAACTCTTGTATAGGAACTCTACCAGGATTACCAGTACCATCTTGAGTCATTGACCTACCTACAATACTACCAGTTTGAAAATACATATTCAAAGCTTCTGCTGGATTATAGCTAGTTCCGTTTCCTAAGTCTACTTCTGACAATCCGTCTATGTCCATATAAACACCATCAGGTATTATTCTAGACATTACCTGTTGTAGCTTTAAATGTGTAATTTGTATCATATCAGCAAATGCTGTAATTCTACTAACTAAACTTTCTATTCTACCCTTGTACATTCTAGGTGCTACTAAAGAATAATTCATATTAACCTTAGTAATATCAGCTTCAGGTCTAGTCATGTTTTTTGACATACCCCATTTTAGCATTTTATTAGTTCCTAAAACTTTAGCACCAGAATATAATACTTCTATAGATCTATGAGCTTTTTTAAAGTTGTCAGTTTCTTCAGCTTCTAAAAAAGTATCTTGTTTTTCTAAAGCTTTTTCAAAGCCATTGTCTTTTTTCTTTATTTTAAAAACTTGATTAGTATAGGTTTTGTAATCAAAGTATAAAACTTGAACAGTTTGATTATCATACT